TGGGACCAATACCACCTTGATTAAGAGCAGACATTAAAATGGTCTCAGTCAAAGCATAGTCAGAGGTGTCAAGCACCCCTGTTACTTTGATGATTACATTACGTTGACCTTCTTCAAGGATTTGGGTTGTTACGGAATTAGCCATAGACTACTCCTTGATTAACGGTTAACTTCTTGGCAAGCTAGAACAAAGTCAGTAGTCAAAGTATCAGTTGCTGTAGGAGTAATTTGAAACACAGGACCCATTACAGCATTAGTCAAAGTGGTTGCAGAAGAACCAACAGTAGGATTAGAAATGCGAGTAATAGGAAAGTTATTAACGTAAACAACTAAGTCTGTACCGTTGTAATACAAACCAAATTCAATCCAAGTTGCAGCAGCTATAGTAGCAATACCAGTAGCAATGTTAGTGCTAGTACCACCAACAACAGACACTAAGTTGATTGATGTAGAAGCAGCAGCTTTAGAGAAATACAAAGCATCGTTAGCAGATGATCCAGCTTGAAAACCAGCATAGAACGATACGTTACCAGCAACAGCAGAAGCTTGAATACGAGTGCTATACCAAAAACGGTTGCCAGAAACAATCTGGAAGAATTGACCATTTTTGTAAGCAGAGCTTGCAGTAGTAGTGCCACCAGGAGTTAAAGTAGCTTGACCACCAACACCAGCTATTAAAGCAAATGTAGAACTAGTACCAGTAACGGTGTAGTCAGTACCAATTAAGGTATTGAAGTCGTTAGTGTAGGTAGAGCTACCCAAAGTTTGAGTGCTACCAGTGTGGAAAGGATCTGGAAAAGGGAATGAGTACAAAGTCTCATTGGGGTATGCGGTAGAAAGACCAGCATAGAGGCGGGTTGGGTTTGACATAATATTTCCTTTGACGTTGTATAAAACAACGCTCAATTAAGAGCGTCATCGGAGATTAGATTCTACATTACATTTTCTTTTTAGGCATAGCTTTTTTTGTAGCTACTTTCTTAGCCATTGGCTTTCTTTTCTCTTCGCCTACAGCTTTAGCTTTAGGATCAGGTTTTTGACCCATTTCTTTACGTTTTTCGTATCCCATAATAAAACTCCTTTTTATAAAAGAACCCCCTCCTTTATGGGGAGGGGGATGTTACTAATAACATTAAGGACCGTTAGATCCCCATACTGCACGAGGATCAGACCATCCGAATGAATAACGCTCATAGCCTTTGGCTTTAACGTTAAGTGTATCGAAATCATTGTCTTGATCAAACATGATAGCGTGACGCTCATAGTACTTCATACCTGTTCCACCTGGAATGGTGTTACGGATAAACCAAGCGTGTGGGCTTGTGAAGTAGTGGTTTACTTTAAAACCACCTGGCAAGTAGTTACCAGACTTAATGACGTTAATGTCATTGTTGGCATTACCTGTTTGGTAGCTAGAGTGAAGAATGCGTTGAGCATTAAACACTTCTTGACGAGCAATATGAAGGTCTTTAGGTTGAATAGAAATCAAGAGACCACGGTCGTTTTGCAGACCCATGATAGCTACAATTGCATCTTCTAAAGCTGCTTCAGACAAATCTACGTCTACTGTAGGCTTGTTAGCCCAAGTACCACCAGTAGTGTTTGGATGGTCAATAGCACAAAGTGCCTTGCCATCACCACCAGTGTAGGTAGAGTTAAATGCACGGTTATAAACGTTAGCTGCAACGTTCTCTTTCGTTTGACGGAAAGACATGGCTAAAGCAGCAGCACGTTTCTTGGACACTTGCTCATACAAGTTATCGTCCATCTCTTCTTTCGTAACAATGTAACCCATTGCGTAAGCAACGTGCGTATAGCGAGTTACAAAGCCTTGAAGTTCTGAGTCGTACTGAGTGCCCATGCCTTGTTCTTTTACAGGAACAAGACCAAAGCCAGTTAACTGAACATCTTCTTCGTAGTTTTGATTAGAAGTATCCTTGTCGAATAACGCTGTGTATTCTTCAGGATGCTCGTCATACACTTGGCCCCACCAAGCTTTAATACCAGGCCATAGAGCCTTAGGGTGTGATGCGGTAGTAATTACACCTGCCATTTTATTTCTCCTTTAATTAATTAAATTAAGCAGTGCCAGCGGCTTGCTTGTATTGTGCTTTGTTAAGAATAACGTTTACTTTTGCATAAGCACCAGCAGCGTTATCTTGACGTTGAGCAAAACCAATCACAGTAAATGGCAAGCCTAAAGAACCTGAAGAGCTTTGAGCAACAACAGTAGAAGCTTTAAGTGTCAAACTAGACTGGGGAGAAGATTGTGTAAGAGTATCAGCAGCAGTCCAATTGCCACCAACGTTCTTAAACACATCGGCAAGTGCGTAAGTATCAGCTTGTGCTTCATAAATTACAGCAGGGTCAGTGATGACATAGATGTAACGTAATCCAGAGTTTAGTGATAAATACAGTTTGCTGAGATCAATGTTAGTACCTTGCAGACTAACACCAGGATCAGCAGGACGAATACCAACAATGACACCCAAAGGTAAGCCAGTATCAGCAGTCATTTTAGTTACATAAGCAATACCATTTGCATCAGATCCAGTAGCAAGCGATACAACGTCACCTATTGCGTAGGTGTTTGAAGCATCATTAGCAACTGCAAACAATTGGCCTTGCTCGTTAAAGGCCGCACCAGTTGTTGTTCCAACAGGTGACAGACCACGAGGACGGGAAATGTTAGCCATTTAAGACTCCTTGTAGTTTAATTAAGTTTGATTCCATCCCTAGGAGTATAGAAAGCTGGATTGTCTCCAGTGATCTTACCTTGACGGATGCTAGTATCAATTTGTGCATTTTTAGCTTGAAGTGCGGCTTGATCTTCCTCATACCACTCTTGCCGTATCTTCATCAAGTATCCGTATTGCTCAGTGCCTTCAGCCCTGGGATTTACAAGATACCTTATCCTTACTCCGAGGTCGCCATTACGACTAACCACATTCTCGCTCACGCCACCCACTTCATCAGGGGTAACAAATTCATAACCACTATCTAGTGCTTCTTGGATTCTACCGCCAGTGTCAGTAAACACGTGCATATGGAATCCTGGAATCTGGTTTCTGACACTTAGCTTGGCTTCAGTGCCATTAAAAACATTGCGTCTTTTTCGAGTTTGTCCGTCAGTTGCAGGAGTAGGAGCTGGTTCAGCTTTTCTTTCAGCCATCTTCTCTAGCAAACGATCTCTCTTTTCAAACTCATTTAGTGCTTTTGGCATAGTATATTCCTCTTTAAGTTAAGTTGTAAATCAATTCCAATCAAAATCTGCTACGTATTGTTCTTTGGTCATAAGACCTTGTTTGACAAAACGATCACAAGCAGCTTTGGCTTCAGGGGGTAAGTTGGCATAAGATTGGGCATTAGATCCGCTACTGCGACTCTGCCTACCAGAACCTGACTCAACCCTACTTGCAGGAGATTGTTTCTTTGTACCAAACTTATCGGGAAACTCTTCTGCTAACACTTCATCAAGTTTATCTAAAAACTCTTTGCCTTTAAGCAATGGAAACTCTAATCGAATACTTTCACCAATACCATTGGCTACAGCAGTCATTCGTCTATCTTGTCCAAACCAACTATTTTGATCCATCCAGGCTTGTAAGCCAGGTTCAATAGCTGTAGGCTCTGTTGTTGCAGGAGTTACGGGAGCTTTGTCAGCATCTTTAACTGCCTGTTTAGCTTCTAGTAATTCTTCTTTAGCTTGATCTAAAGCATCATCTAAAGCATTTACTTTCTGTCCATCCCCATCACTAATAGCTTGGGCACGGCTTTCTTTTATTTCTTTAATACGGTTTTCGTATTCCTGCGTTTTACGTTCATAAGCTTCTCTTTGAAACTTTTTAAACTCTTCAGCAGCCTGTTTAAACTCTTGCAACTGTTGTTTTGTGCTTTGCAAGTCTTTAACTAAGTTCTCGTTATTCTTTCTAAGGATAGGAAGAATCTCACGACCTCTTTGTACAAACTTGTCAGCATCAACCCAATCAGCCTCGTTACCACGAAACCTTTCTTTTGGAACCCACCCTTGTGATTCTGCTTCTCTAAGAATCTCTGGGGCTATTTCCGTGTTACTAGTAACATCTGCATCTTCACTCATATCTTACTCCTGTTTTTAATTATATGTCAACTTAAGTTTTAGCTAAATAGGGATCAACCAGGTCTACATCTGCATCCAGAATCCCTGTAATGTCCTTATCGTTAATCATTCTGTACTGGTTTCCGTCTTTACCTAAATACAACAGTCCTGCGTATTTAGCAAAGATTACTTTGTCTCCAACCTTGCACCAAGGGGTAGGCTCGTCTGCATAACATTGGTCTCCCATTGCTATGACCACACCTGTGGTATTAGCCATTTGCTCTCGGTCACTGTTAGATTCTGTCGAAAGTATAATGCCTCCTTTAGAGACTTTTTTTACTTCTTGGGGTTTAATAAGCACCCTCCAACCTACGGGATTCATTCCAGAATTATTCATCGTTGACTACCTCTTTCTTTTGAACTGGCTCATATAGATCTTCATACTCTAGGTTTAGGATAATGGCAATTGCTCGACATCTTCCTTTAACTTCATCTTCATTACTGTAAGAATCGTTAATCAAACCTTCTTTCATCACTTCTCTGTCGTCCATAAGCATCTTCATTAGCTTTCTGGTTACAGGATGAAACTTCCACTCGTTAAAACTATCTTGGGTTACTACTTCCACTTTATCTCCTTAGCTTAAGTTAATTGAGGCATCTCCCCTTGTGGCTGTCCTTGAGGTTCTTCCCCGCCTTGTTGCTTTTGCATCATGTTGTTGTAAACAGAGTTCATAGTACTAATAGCACCAAGAATACCTTCTCTACGTTCACGTTGCAAAGCGATCTGCGTATTAATTTCTTGTATACGCATTTTTTCTCCTTCAGTAGCAATACCAATCTTAATGGCCTCTGCTTCTGCTTGAAGTTTTTGGATTTGAGCTTGTTGTAACTCAGCACTGCTCATAAGTTCTAACAAAGCCATCTTCATCTCTAATTGGTCAGAAGCTTGTTTAGCTTGTATCTTAAGCTGTTCAATTTGTAGCTTAGGATTAACTGGTGGAGGTACAGCATTAGGTCCTTTAGGATCTGGAAGTACTTTGTCTATGTTGGTAATCTTCATAGCTTTAAGGAATGAATACTCTACTTCATATCGGTTGTACAACCCTGGAGTAGAAGCAACCCTTTGAGCTAAAGCTGCTGCTTGGTGCATACGCTGTGCATCAGATGTGATACTTGGATCAGCGGTAGGCATAACATCAGTTACAGGACCCTCATAATCAGATACTAAAACAATACCTGTACCTTTAGCATTAGATACGTATGGAGTATTTTCTGTAATAAAGATTTGATTAAGTCTGTACAGTTTACGGAACTCTTGTTTAAGGCTTCTGTGAGTACGTTTAAAGATACCATTAAATATCTTCATACCTTGTTCAGCCATAGTACGGGTAGTTTCAGCAGGAGTATTTTGACCTGGGTTTTGACCAGTCATAATATCTACAGCACCACCAATACGCTCTCCGTAATTAATTAGTAAATTAAGAAGAGTAAACATAACCTGAGAAGGTTCTCTAACTGGTAAAGGTACGATACCTTTTCTTAAATCATCCCCAGTGGTATCAACGTGTTTCCACTCCATTGGGTTAAAGTTATAGTTACCACCTCGTAACTTAATACCACGACTAAGGAATCCACCAGCAGTATTAGCCATAGTGCCCGCATCAACAAGCTGGTTAATAATTGTGTTAATAGATTCGTTAAGAGGACCAAGTAAAACTCCAAAGCCTAAATCGTAAAAACCTCCATCTGGAGAAGGTATAAAAGGATATTTAGTAAAGTATTGTTCTGCTTTAATAGAAAGGATTCTTCCTTTACTATCTCTTTCAACATCGCTTTGGGTATACCTAGCAACTATACGGGCTACTTTTTTGTTATCCCTACGGATATAAACAATGTAAGGTTCTTCGTAACCATCGTCATCAAAGTCTATACAGCAGTGATGCTCTAATACTTCAATAGGTGTACTAGAGTCATTTGGTTCTGGAGCAGTCATACCTTGGGCTTTATCTCTAGTCTCTTGTAGACCATTGCCCATAGCTATAGAAGAATAAGTCTGTTGCCTACCTTCAGATATATCTAACCATAAACCTCTAGCCACTCTTTCGTAAATTTCATTCTTAGTCATTTGAAGCACGTGGGTAACTCGGCTACAAGTCTCAAGGCTTTTAGTCCAGTAGTTAACTACCAAATCTTTAGCCAACACGTTTTCAGAAATGTTGTGTTTCTTAATTGGATCGTAATAAGTCTTTTTAAAAGCACATCCAATAATAGGTTGTGTGATTAAGACTTTATCCATTTCTGATTCCCAATCTTCATCTTCTTCTAGAAGTTGGTAACTCATATGTTGTTCTACACGAGTAGAACGTAAAGCACGTAACCCGTCTTTATCATCTCCAACTACTCTACACTTTACAGGCAAATCGCTATCAATAAGAACAGGATAACTACGAGCATGGTATTGGAGAGCAGCAATAGTAATAAGAGGAAATTTAACATTAGAAGCATTGGGCCAAGGAAAATTTTTAGTTTCTGCAACTTGTAGTGCCAATTTAAGGGAAGCTTCTGTACGCTTTTCCCAACTGCTTCTAGACATTAAGTCATTATCAAAGTCTCTTACAAGCTGGGTTCCAATTGTTTTTAAATCTTCTTCTGATAGAAGTTCGGCAATGTTAGCCTCATACATGAGGTCTTCAATATTAAATTTATGTTTTAATTGCATAGTTTTTAGTACCCACAAACAGTAGATCGACCTTCATTACCGTAATTGTTTTCAGAGATATAAGCCGCGTACTCTTCTTCCTCTAATTCTTTTTCAGTTGGAGCTTCCCACATCTTATCAAGCATGAGACCTAAGTACGCCCAAGCATCTACCTGATCATCATGTTTATCTCTAGGAAATCTAAGAAGCTCATCTTCAAAGCCTTGATACCAATCAGCGTCTTTATCAAACTTGCAAGCCCCACTTCTCATACGAGCTTGAATACTTCTAGCACGGGTTAGTTTGTCACCGCTAGGCTTGAGCATGACGGTGTTAATAAACTCTCCCCGCTTAAGCATTTCCTCATTGAGATAAGGACCAATTGCTTTCTGAATAGTACCTTGTTCAAGTCCAAAGAGTACGGGCTTATAAATCTTTTGAAGCATCAGGATTGTATCCACAATCTCTAAGGCATCCATACGGGCTTTAACCACATGTTTGCAGTAGAGTTTACCTTCATCATCCATACCACCAACAACAAATGCAGAGTAATCTGCTTTTTGGGATTGGGATACGGCTAAGTCACAGGTCGCATAATACACCAGTTTTTTCTTTTGGTCTTCTGGTTTCATCCCTATAAAGTCATCTTTTTTAAAGAATGTGTCTGTAACGTCTAAGGGGATGTTAAGCATCTCTTGGGAATATACGTCAGCTAAACCTTGTCTGACATAGTCTTCTTTTAACATTCTGAACTCTGTAGCAGACTTCATTTCAGGCCAAAGTAGAGTCTTAAAGTCATCCGTATGAGCACGGTACTTGACTGACCTCCAAGGCAGAACATTCATAGCGTATTCTTTTAAATCTTCCCTAACTAAGCTTTTAACTCCTCTGTGGTTACCAAGTTGAGAAGCTGGCATTAAGTTTTCTAAAAGACTGTCTAAGTGTAGTATTGTTCCAACAATCCTAATCTTACCTGAAGAGGATACGCAAGGGATAAGAGCACCATAGAACCACCGTTTGAATTTCATCCTACGGTCTTTGTTCATAACAATTTCATCGTTTTCCATATCATCACCAATGATAAGGTCAGGTCTAAGGTTAGCCCACTTAAGACCTCTAAGCTTTTGTTCACTACCCTTAGCTTGGATACGAAAGGTATGTCCGTCCTCCATTTCAACAATAAGATCGTCTTCAGTATCTTTAGGGAAATCTTTTACCCCAAATAAAGATCTAAGATCATCATTTTCTAGTAGTTCTTTTTTTATATCCCCAAGGAATTGAACAGCTTGGGTTACGGTATCTGAAACTATAAGTACGTACCTAGACTCTCTAAACAGAACAGATGCCAGGGTGTAAGCATGGGTTACAGCAGTAGACTTGGCATGATACCTGGGAGCAGCTATAGCTACTTGTTTAAAGTTACTAGTAACAAGATCCCATATTTCTTTATGGAACTGAGGAGTAGCGGCTGGTTTATCAAAGTTCTTTCTAAGAACAGAGTTGACAAACCCTTCCATTACATCCGCATTGAG